TGTTGATGATGCAAGAGGTTTTCATATCTTTGATACTGAAACTCTAGAAGTCACTCCAGTCAATAATCCCTTCAAGATGTTCTACAACATCTACTATGAGGATACCCCACATCAACTCTTTAAGACTTCGGATTACACCAACAAGATTGTAAAAGTCATTGTTCGTAAGAAGTCTGATCCTGTTGCGTTTGAAAAGTTTCTAGACAAACTTTACAAGGCCAATGTTCATGAACTAAAAGTTGTAGAAAACTTTGATTTTGGTGGTGTCTATGACACTGAAGAATTCGAAGGTCAAGAGTCCGAAGACACGATTAGTATCTTGAATAGATATATTGACAGTGCTGAAGTTTCTCTGGACAAATCTCTCATCAAAGAACTTCTGAGAACAGTCTATGTTGAAGCTTGCGAAGTGGACTAGTGTGGATCTTAACAGTACAGGGAAGAGAAACTGATGGGGCTTACGCCGTCGAAAACGATGACGGTGTTAAGACCCTTTTCATTTTTGAAGAAGAAGACGACGCCATTCGTTACGCAATGATGAACGATATGGCCGATAAAAAAATGCCAAAGTTGATCCCAACAGAGGTTGAAGAAGATGTTGCCATAAAGGCGTGTGAGATGTATGATTATCCATATGCCATCATAACGTCCTCTGATTTGGTGATCCCCCCAGACTATGATAAGATTTAAAACTATTCGTTGGAAAAACTTTCTCTCTACGGGTAATCAGTGGACGCAACTTGATTTTGAGAAAAGTGATACGACTCTGATTATTGGTTCCAACGGTGCTGGTAAGTCTACTGTTCTTGATGCGTTGACCTTTGGTCTTTTCAACAAGCCTTTTCGTAAAATCAATAAACCTCAACTTGTAAACTCAGTCAATGAGAAAGACTGTAAAGTTGAGATTGATTTCAATATCGGAACCAGAGAATATAAAGTTATTCGTGGTATCAAACCTGCCGTCTTTGAGATTCATGTTGACGGTAAGATGTTGAATCAAGATGCCGCGGCTGCAGATCAACAAAAGTATCTTGAGAATAATATTCTCAAACTCAACTACAAATCTTTCACTCAGATTGTGATTCTGGGTTCATCCACTTTCGTTCCCTTCATGCAGTTGCCTGCTGCAGGCCGCCGTGAAGTGATCGAAGATATCCTTGACATCCGCATTTTCTCTGCGATGAATAGTATAATCAAGGATAAGATTCGTCAAAATCGTGAGGAGGTAAAGGTTCTTGATCTCAAAAAAGATAACCTTGCGGACAAGGTTGATATGCAGAAAGAGTTTATCCGTCATCTGGAAGAAGAGGCTCAACAAGAAATTGAACGCAAGAAAAACAAAATCGATGAACTGAATCTGAATATTGATTCTCTTTGTAAGAACACTCTTTCTTTACAAAAGACAGAAAATGTTCAAAGATCTAATCTTGAAAGTTTGAGTTTCGACACAACTAAGATTCGTAAACTGGGCAATCTTCGGGGTAAGATCTCACAAAAAGTATCAACTCTAACTAAAGAGTTGAAGTTCTTTGAAGACAATACGGTATGCCCTACCTGTACTCAAAGTATTGAAGAAGAGTTTCGCTTAAATAAAATTGCTGACGCTCAAAATAAAGAAGAAGAGTTGACTCAAGGTTTATTGGATCTTGAAACGGCTATTAAAGAAGAAGAGGACAGGGAAAGTCAGTGGACTGCTCTATCGAAAGAGGTAAGTAAACTCTCTAATGACATTTCTCAAAACAATACTAGAATTTCTGGGTTACAACGACAGGTCGGAGATCTGGGAAATGAAATTCAAAGAATTACCGATCAGTTACAAAACAGAAATACTGAACATGAGAAGTTAAACCAACTCCAAGAACAACTGAATACAACATATGATCAGTTAGTAGAATTCAAGGAGGATGGCCAATACAAAGAATTTGTTTATAGTCTTTTGAGAGACGGTGGAGTTAAGACGAACATCATCAAAAAGTATCTGCCTCTAATTAATCGGCAGGTAAATAAGTATCTTCAGATGATGGACTTCTACATTAACTTCACCCTTGATGAAGAGTTCAACGAGAATGTCCAATCTCCAATTCATGAGGACTTCTCCTACGCTTCGTTTTCTGAGGGCGAGAAGATGCGTATTGACCTCGCCCTTCTTTTCACTTGGAGAGAAGTAGCTGCCTTCAAAAACTCCACCAACACCAATCTATTGATTATGGATGAGGTGTTTGATAGTTCTCTGGATGGTTTTGGTACTGATGAGTTCTTGAAGATTATTCGTTACGTCATTAAGGGTGCAAACATTTTTGTTATCTCCCACAAAGATGGTCTGCAAGACAAGTTCTCAAATGTGATTCAGTTTGAGAAAGTAAAAGGATTTAGTAGGATGGTGTCCTAATGGGAATGTTTGATACTGTAAGATCTTCCTACGATCTTGGGCCTGGTTGGTTAAACAAGGAACTCCAAACAAAAGATCTGGACTGTTGTATGTGTGAGTATTGGATCTCTCCCGCAGGTCAGTTGTTTGAAGTCGATTATTCTCATACTCATGATTTTGTTGACATACCTGAGGAGGAAAGAGTACGTCCTTGGAATGTTTTTAAAACTGTTCCAAACGGTAATCATGGAAAGGTGCGTCCTGTTTATATCTTCAAAGTAGTAGAGTTGTATCCTGCCGAATGGGGCGCCCACTACGCAAGGTGGCCCTCTTGTCATGTGTACTTCAGGGATGGTATGATTCAGGAAGTCAGACACAAAACCCTGCACGATGTAACATGGTAGAACTCACACTCGCAACCCTCTTAGGTACAGTCGCAGGAGACTTCTGTCAACTGCGAAATCAAGGTAAACCAGTTCTGGAATCAGTTCTTCTTGCATACTCCAAAGCCAACGATCAGTATGGTGGGAAGAATGTACGCAAAGTAATCTCTGGTTCTTTTGGTCTTGAAGCCCAGGCCATTTCTTTCGTTGTATCCAAGTGTCCTGATAAACTCTGATGTACACACTCAAATTCCTTGCGCCTTTGATTGCTGCATCCTGTCTTGAAGGAATGACCACTGATCAAGGTGATTTCTGTGTCCTTCGTGAACCCACACCAGTCGTTAAGTATTATGAGCCTGGTAAGTCTTGTTATGTGAATGGAACCTTTTATCGTAATTGTGCAGATCGGCCGTGACTAAATTGATCAAAAAATCCGATCCACAATATTTTGAAGTGTCTTCAGAAGATCCATACATTCGACACCATTACAAAGTGGTTGATGCAAATGGCGATTCAGTTATACTGGATAACTGGCAAGACACCGCAGTGTTGTGGTGGAACATGAAAACATTTCTTTCTCACATCGAAGTATTGAATCAATGAAAGAGTTTGATTATGAATTGGATTACAAACATCTTGACTTCACAGATCCAGAAATTCGTGGACTTTATCGTATTGGAAGGGGAGAACAAGGAGTTCTACTGGTACGCCCTTATACAAACGACATTTGTGCTCATTGGAGGTTTGTAGATGTACCAACTGCTACTGAATCTTCTTCTAAGATTTACGAAATGTTCCTGGATTACAAACGGAAGAAAGATTTCATTGGAATGGACATGGCAAGGAAGTTCCTTGAAATGGGTTTTACTCGCGCCCGTAGGTATGCGAATCATAGTAGTGGGAAAAAATACGATTCGGCTGGAAAAGTCCGACCTCAAGAATCTGATTGGAGAACTTCAGAAAAAGCAAAAGCATCGGAAGTCTTTAAGATGATGCGAGACAAGGCTGCATATGATCCTACATATCAACAGATGAGAAAACAATGGAGAAGTCAGGAGTAAAGGATACTAGAGTGCCATTGGCTATAACTTTAGTTGTTATGGTATTATGTGTCCTGACCATACTCATTGCTGGTTACTTTCATGGTAACATGCACATTGAAAAAGTAATTGAGAACTTGAACAAATGACCAAATCGACTTATAGTGTTATCGATAAAAAGGGTAACGAGACCATCTGGGAATGGGAGGAGACTCCAGAACTCAGGGCCTTTGTTAAAAAACAGGAGTTGAGAAATGCAGAAGCCAAACTGGCAGCATCACAGCAAGAAGGAACAGAAACGACGACTGAAACCACAAAAACTGAGACAGGCGCGTAAGCGTAGAGCCCAGTTGAAGAAGCGTCTCCTATCCCCTCTGGCGACCCGCCAGGGGGTTTATAGTATCTGCATACAGAGAGACACTCCATGACTGTTCAAAATATCAAAGGAACCCTTGCCAAACTTCTGGCCACTGAGAACCTTATTGTTGAACACAAGAAGTGTGAGACTGCACAGTTCAATGTTGAGACTCGTGTCCTGACTCTTCCCATTTGGGACAACATCTCTGATGATGTCTATGATCTCTTGGTAGGTCATGAAGTGGGTCATGCTCTCTATACTCCTAACGAAGACTTCTCTAACATCAAGGCTCCAAAGTCTTACTTGAATGTGACTGAGGATGCACGAATTGAGAAGTTGATGAAACGTAAATTCCCTGGTCTCAATAAGTCTTTCTACAGGGGATACAATCAACTGATGGAGAGAGACTTCTTCATGCTTGAGGATGTTGATGTTGATTCTCTTCCTTTGGTGGATCGCATCAATCTCTACTTCAAAGGTAATCCTGACATTCAGTTCACTATCGAAGAAGACTTCCTTGTCAAGGCCACTGCCGCTGCGGAGACTTTTGCGGATGCGATTCTTGCTGCAGAAGAGATCTATCGGTTCAGTAAAGAACAACAGGAAAAGGAACAAAAAAAAGAAGATCAAGATGTAGAGAACGTTCAGGAAGAAGGTAGTTCTAATTCTGGGTCTAGTGATTCTCAAGAAGAATCAGATGGTGAAACTGAAGAGGGTCAGTCCTACGGTGGAACGGCTGGTGGTGAGAAAATCTCTGATGAAATCGGTGGTGGTGAAGAGTATGACATTGAAGACTCCATTACCGACAAGAATCTTCAGGAGAGTCTGAAAGATCAGGCCCGTTCTTGGGGTGGTGATTTCTACTACTATGAAGTTCCCAAAGTCAATCTTGATACTGTGATTGCACCGAATGAGGAAGTGTGGGATGTTGCATTCAACTACTTCAATCAGTTTTCTCAAATGATGGAGGGTTATACCTCTGACTACAATACGTTCAAGAAGTCTGCACAGAAAGAAGTCAATTATCTGGTGAAAGAGTTTGAGTGTAAGAAGTCTGCTGATGCTTATGCTCGGGCTGCAACTTCCCGTACTGGTGTTCTCAACACGGGTCTTCTTCACACCTACAAGTTCAATGAGGATCTCTTCAAGAAAGTGACAGTTCTTCCTGACGGTAAGAACCATGGTTTGATCTTTGTTCTTGATTGGTCTGGTTCCATGGGCCATGTCATGAAGGATACGGTCAAACAACTTCTTAACTTGGTGTGGTTCTGCCGCAAGGTCAAGATTCCTTTTGAAGTCTATGCATTCACTTACGAATGGTTCCGTCAAGATGATACTGGAACCATGTATCTGAATGACTACAATGAAACTCCTCACCAGACTCCGAAGAGTGGTGATCTGATGATTCATCGTTCGTTCAATCTTCTCAATCTTCTGACCAGTAAAACTAATGCACGAAACTTTGAACGTCAGTGTCTTGGTTTGTATATTCTGGGAATGGGAGTGCATCCACATCGTCTGGGACTATCTGGAACTCCTCTGAATGAAGCCATTATTTGTCTTCATGAGATTATTCCACAGTTCAAGAAAGAGTATGGTATTCAGAAGGTTCATGTTTCCATCCTGACTGATGGTGAGGCCAACTACATTCCTGCCTTCCGTTGGGTTGATCATCCAGAGAAGGAAGGTTACTGGGGTGCCCTTCATATTCGTGAGGATAGTTTCATCCGCAATCGTAAGAATGGCCACACTTATAAGGTCACCAATCGGTACACTAGTTTTACTAAAGGTCTACTCGATCACCTGAGTGGTTGTTTCCCTGAAGTCAATCTGATTGGATTCCGATTGGTTGGTTCTGGTGAGTTTGGTAGGTTCCTCAACAACTACAATCCAGAACAGTATGAAGAAAAGTATTCGGAGTTCAGGAAGGAAAAGAGTGTTGCTCTTGACAATACTGGATATGTTAAGTATTTCGCACTTAATGCCAATTCCCTCAACAATGATGTAGAATTCAACGTTGAGGAAGGCGCCAAGAAATCCACTATCCGCAGTGCATTCAAGAAGTCCCTTGCCAACAAAAAACTAAACAAAAAAGTTCTCTCTCAGTTTGTGGAGTTAGTTGCTTGAAACACATTCTTTTTACTCTTAAGTCCTGTCCTTACGGATTATTGGATGATGAAGCTCATACTCGTAATGTACTAGTACATGCTGCACATCTTTGTAAGAGTACACTCTTAGGTCTTTCTTCTCACAAGTTTGATCCTCAGGGTGTGACTGCTGTGGCCCTTCTTGCTGAGTCGCACATCTCTATCCACACTTGGCCAGAAGAGGGAATGGCAGTTTGTGACGTTTTCACATGCGGCGATCACACCGTTCCCGAAGCGGGTGTACAATACATGTATGAAATGTTTGGTGCAACTGACATGGTATCAGAAGAGTTCGTGAGACCACTACGATGAAATGTGAAGTTACCCTCTACGTTGCGGGTAAAGTCTTCAAAGAAGAAGTCATCGCCCGTGACTATCAAGAAGCAAGAGAAGTTGCTCTTGCTCGAAATCCAAATGCACAAGTTATTGGTGTAACTGCAGTATTCAAATGAACATTTTTGTTACTGATCCAAGTCCCCGTGTTTCTGCCAGGGTTCTTCCTGACAAACACATTGTCAAAATGCCTCTAGAGAGTTGTCAGATGCTCTCTATTATTTTTTCTAAGTGGTATTATGATTGGGGTACGATCAACAAACTTGATGGTACTCCTTACGCAACCGCAAAAGGTGCCTTCCGTAATCATCCATGCACTATTTGGGCCGCACAAAATGTCTATAACACTGCATGGTTGATTGCTCACGGCAACTCCCTTGCCTTTGAGTATTATCTTCGGTATGGAAAAATTCATTCTTGCACAAAAACGTTATTTGAGGCTAAAAAACTTTTCCATAAGAGGGTTGGATGCTCAATTACTTGTTATTCTATGGCTGAAAACTTTGCTCGTGCAATGCCTGAAGAATGGAAGTTTGATGATAGTATAGATACTTTTACCGCATACAAAAGGTACATCAATTCAAAACCTTGGGTGTCGGAAAATTATCTTCGTAATCCAAACCGTAAACCAGAGTGGATAGATTAGTCAGACATTGTTATGAAAAAGGTTCTGATAGTTGGAAGATAATCAAGACTGATGTTCTTGTTTATCAACGTGTTCCATATGACATCAATCAGATCCTTCAATATAGTCGGAAGATCAGGGACAACCTCACTACTGATCTTCTGACTAAAAAGTATCGTGAGGAAAATGCAACTAACCCGATGTATGGTCATTGTTACCATGCAACTCAGGCCATGTTTTATTTTCTAGACACCGATACTCTTGTCCCGTATAGAGCCAAAGACTGGAGAGGTGAAGACCACTGGTGGTTGACGGACAAAGAAAATGGCTTTATACTTGACGTTACTTCCGATCAGTACTATACTATCGGAAAGGAACCACCCCACGACAAAGGGAAACCTGCGAAGTGGTATGGTTTCAAGGGCCGAGTTCACAAACGAACTATGGTTCTGATGCAACGGGTTCAAGAGGGCCTTGCCTTTTTTGAACCAACGTTGTACTCTTTATAAGTGATCGATGCCTCGGGCTAAAGATCGCTTCCAAATTTATAGGCCACGGGCCAGGAGAGACTTATGTCTTCACAAGACACCAAAGATGTCTTTGGTAAACTGGTTAGTCTTGATGACTATCGCCAGATGTTCTCGCCTGAAGAGTGCGAGAAACGATTCAATGGAAAGTTCATTGATTTCGTATGGGTTGATCTTCGTCAGAAGGATGAGGACGACCTAGAGTTCACGAACAAGGCAGTTCGTGAAGAACAGAACGATGGAGACCCCATCGAAGAGATGCAGTATTCTTTCCGACAGGATGGTTGGATCACCACCGACTTCCCTCCTGTCGTAAACCCCAGGTTCTCCTTTGCTGACGGCCGCACCAGGGGTGTTGCGGGTATGCGAGAACACCTTCCATTCATGCCTGCCGCCATGATGGAGCCTTTTGATGACACCACTCGTGGTGACTACACCAACGGCCTGAAACTCAACTACCATCCCCCTCGTCGTCGTGTCAAACAACTTGACTTCGTAGTTGCTGGTACGGAACTCATTCGTATCGGTGAACTGTCCCGAGACAGAACTGCCATCAAAGAGTGGCTTTACAAGGAATGTGACATCCAAAAGATCTTTCCTAACAACGAAGGTGGTTCTATTACCAAGATCGAGAACTGGATCTGGCAACGAACTGAAAAGGGTGGTGACCCCATTGTCCGTAAACTGGAACGTTCCGACTGGGAAAAGTGGTTGGAGAACTGCCCAGACATGAAGGACATGGCTGGAAACACCATTCACCCCACCATTCAACTGAGTGGTGACCCCAAGTTCGTCTTCTATGATGCATTGTGTGGTGCTAACGAGTCTCGTTTGGTACGAGACATCCTTGAGAATGGTTCCCGAGGTGAACATACTTACTTCGCACTCCACACTAAGAGTGAGTGTGCTCATGAGATTATTCTCACCAAGACAAAGGAGTTTCTTTCTTCTGTTGAAGCTCGTTTGACGGAAGTTCGTCAGTACATGCAGTACACCACTCAAGTCCCTGGTCTTGACTTGAGTAGTCTGCCTTCACAGAAACTTCACCACTTCCTTGGTCTCTTCCCCATTCTCTTTGATGGGAACGGTCATGAACAGGCCTACAAACACAAACGACTTCTCCGACTCGACCAGTTCTGATGCTGTCCACCCTCCTGTCACCAGGGGGGTTTTTTCATGTATAGTGTATACATACACAAAGGAGGAAATCCAATGACCACTGCCATCGTCGATGCACTGAAAGATGCCTACGGTGACAAACTCACTGCAGCCGACGTTCGCGCTTACTGTGCGATGAATGGTATTTCGTACCCCACTGTCACCAAGAAACTGGAACAGTACAAAGTCAAACGTGGAACTTGGGACCTTACTATTCAAGAGGCCCGTCAACAACTTGAAAAGTCTGCCGCTGCTCCTACAGTGGTTCCTCCTATCGAACAAAACCTCATTCCGACAAAAGATGATTCCTTCGTCAAGTTTGGTAACTTTTCGGATCTTAAAAAAATTATTCAGTCCCGTCTTTTCTATCCTGCGTTCATTACGGGTCTTTCGGGTAATGGTAAGACGTTCGGTGTTGAACAAGCTTGCGCTCAACTAAATAGGGAGTTGATTCGCGTCAATATCACCATTGAGACTGACGAGGATGATCTTATTGGTGGTTTTCGTCTTGTTAATGGCGAAACTGTCTGGCATAATGGACCCGTCGTGGAGGCTCTTCAACGTGGAGCAGTGCTGCTTCTAGATGAGATTGATCTTGCATCGAACAAGATTCTGTGTCTCCAATCTATTCTTGAGGGTAAGGGTGTGTTCCTCAAGAAGATCGGCCGTTATGTTCAACCTACCCCTGGTTTCAATGTGATTGCAACCGCAAACACCAAGGGTAAGGGTTCTGATGATGGCCGTTTCATCGGAACTAACGTTCTCAACGAAGCTTTCCTTGAGCGTTTCCCGATCACTTTTGAACAGTCCTATCCTTCATCTGCAACCGAAGTCAAGATTCTGAACAACATCTGTTCTGATATTGATTTCTGCAAACGTCTTGCTGACTGGGCTGATATCATTCGCAAGACCTTCTATGATGGTGGTGTGGATGAGGTAATCTCCACTCGTCGTCTGGTTCACATCGTTCAGGCCTACAACATCTTTGATGATAAGTTGAAGGCCATTCAGGTTTGTCTAAATCGTTTCGATGATGAAACCAAACAAGCCTTCCTTGACCTGTATGATAAAGTTGATGAAACTGTTGACGTTAAACAAGATGAGGTGGTACAATGACTGCGTGGTCCTTTCTTTATGATGAATTAAACATGGATCGAGAATTAGAGTGGGTGAAGGCTAATGGGGGTTTTGACTACACCCCCATGGTTTCTCAACCCGATAACTACTACAAGTTCTGGGAAGAACATTACTACCCAGAAGAATCTGCAACTTTTTCAGTAAATATGCCTGAAGATAAAATTGAACTTCCAGATAACAATAATGGGTTCTGGAAGTATGAAGAAGATCTGACTATGAAGGAGGTTCGTGACTACTTGTCAGGAACCTACCGTGCCCATTACACCTCTCAAGAATCCAAAACTCAAACTCTTGATCTGATTGAGAGTATCGGTGATGCAGAGGCCTTCTGTCGTTCGAATGCGATCAAGTACCTCTCCCGATTTGGTAAAAAGAATGGTAAGTCAAAACTTGACATTCTGAAAGCCATCCACTATTGTATCCTTCTCTACCACTTCTCTGGTCTTCATAATGCACCCAAAAACACCTATGAAACTTTCTAGTAACACCACCAACATCCTGAAGAACTTTTCTCAGATCAATCAGTCGATTCTGATCAAGAAGGGTAACAAACTGAAGACTATCTCTGTGATGAAGAATATCCTTGCAGAGGCCGAAGTTGAGGAAGACTTTGAGGCTGACTTTGCGATCTATGATCTGAATCAGTTCCTCTCTGGTTTGTCTCTCTATGATTCTCCTGATCTGGACTTTGGTGATTCGTATCTGACTATCCGTGATGGTCGCCGTCGTGCAAAATACTTCTTTGCAGATCCCAGTGTGATCGTTTCTCCTCCCGAGAAAGAGATCTCTCTCCCTTCTAAGGATGTGTGTTTCACTGTTGCAACTCAACAGTTGGACAAACTCCTCAAGGCCGCTGCAATCTATCAAGTTCCTGACCTGTCTGCAATCGGTCGTAATGGTAAGGTTGAACTGGTTGTTCGTGACAAGAAGAACGACACTTCTCACGAATTCAGTGAAGAGGTTGGTGACACCGATGATGAGTTCTGTTTCAACTTTAAAGTTGAGAACATCAAGATCATTCCTGGTACTTACGATGTTGTAATCTCTTCCAAACTGCTTGCAGAGTTCACTAACAAGAACACTGATCTCAAGTATTACATTGCTCTTGAGCCTGATTCCACCTACGTTTGATAATTAATGTCTCGTAATGATTTTCTTTGGGTCGAAAAGTATCGTCCCAAAACTATTGAAAACTGCATTCTCCCTGAGTCCACCAAGAAGACCTTTCAAGACTTCTTGAACTCAGGTGAGATTCCTAACCTACTTCTTTCTGGTCCTGCAGGTTGTGGTAAGACCACGATTGCTCGTGCGTTGTGTGAAGAACTTGGGGCCGATTACATTATCATCAACGGATCCGATGAAGGACGATTTCTGGACACAGTACGGAACACCGCAAAGAACTTTGCTTCGACCGTCTCTCTTTCTGCTGATGCACGCCACAAAGTCATCATTATTGATGAGGCTGACAACACGACCCACGACGTACAACTCCTCCTACGGGCGAATATTGAGACATTTTATAACAACTGCCGATTCATCTTCACTTGTAACTACAAGAACAAGATCATCGAACCCCTTCATTCAAGGTGTGCAGTCGTTGAATTCTCAATCAGTGGAAAACAAAAACCTGGTCTTGCATCTCAATTCTTCAAACGCATCCAAGAAATCTTGGTTGCAGAAGGTGTTGAATATGATAACAAGGTCCTGGTAGAACTGATCAACAAACACTTCCCAGACTATCGTCGTGTTCTGAATGAATGTCAACGGTACTCTGTGGGTGGTAAAATTGACAGTGCAATTCTTGCAGAGTTCTCTGATGTAAAAGTAAATGACCTTATTAAATACCTTAAGGAGAAGGATTTCGCCGAAGTTCGACGTTGGGTCGTTAATAATTTGGACAATGATCCTAGTGTACTTCTTCGGCGTGTTTACGATGCTCTTAACGGAGCCGTTGAAGGCCCTTCTCTTGCTGCTGCCGTGCTTATTATTGCTAAGTATCAGTATCAAATCGCATTTGTTGCCGACCAGGAGATCAACCTCCTCGCGGCGTTAACCGAAATAATGGTGGAGTGTAATTTCAAATGATGAACGTAAAACTTGTTCGTATTTCTACTGGTGAAGAAGTTGTCACGGAACTTGTTTCCGAAGACGAAAACTCTATCACTGTAAAGAATGCTCTTGTAGTGTTTACCACGAATCAGGGTTATCAGTTTTCTCCTTGGGCTTCTGTGATTGACAAAGAGAATCCTGAAATTACGGTCTCTAAGTCTTATGTTGTGTACATGGTCGATGTTGAAAAAGATGTCATAACCAAGTATAATCAATTGTTTGGAAGTAAGTTGGAACTTCCTGAAGAAAAGAAACTGATTCTCTGATATGCAACTAATTGAAAGTGATGCGGTTTACGCCGCAGAAAAATTCATCAATTACTTTTCCAATATGGATCGTATTGATGAATATCTTCGTAATGTAAAGATTGAGAGGGTTCTCAATCGCAGTCCTCTTTCTCAGTTCTATGAGGAAGAGGATACTCATGGGATGTTCACTGCATTTGACATGCATCCTGAAGAAATGGATATTGTTTGTTATGAGGCCAAGGACCTGAAGAAGGTTTCTGGTCGGGTCTCTGGTATTCGATCAGTGAAAGAATTCAATGAGAAACTTCAGATCACCACTTCTCACGCGATTGAGGATTCTGTTCCTGGTAAATCTCTCAAGTGGATGGTCGTTGAAAAGAACACCAATACGATTCTTGGTTTCTGTAGGTTTGGCTCCCCTACAATTAATTCTCGACCTCGTAATGAATGGCTTGGTACGACTCCTGATCTCAACATCTTCAACAGACATGCGATTATGGGTTTTATTATCGTACCTACGCAGCCTTTTGGCTATAATTATCTGGGTGGTAAGTTGCTTGCGATGCTCTGTTGCACACATGAGGTCAGGGAGATACTGAACTCAAAGTATGACGCAAATATCTGTCACTTTGAAACTACTTCACTCTATGGTTCTACCAAGAGTGCATCTCAGTATGATGGTCTGAAACCAATCATGCGATACAAGGGTCTGACTGATAGTAACTTCACTCCTCTTCTTCATGATCACATCTTCAAGGATCTGAACAAGTGGTTTATTGAAAGGAACGAAGGTGAGTCTCTGGTCAAGGCTGACGCATCAAGTCGTAAACTTAAGACTCAACAAAAGATGATTGCGATCATCAAGAAGTCTCTTCCTGCAGATCGTCTAGAGGAGTTCACCACTGCAATCGCAAGTGCAACTGCACTGACTGAGAAGAAACGCACATACTTCTCCGACTATGGGTTTGCAAATACCCGCGAGGTTCTTTTGGGTGAAGACACTCAGTTGGTTGAGAATCCTCAGAACTATGAAAAGTTCTACATGGAGAATGTGGTTGCGAAGTGGAAGAAGATGGCCGCAAAACGTTACACCAAACTTAAGTCTGAAGGTAATCTTCGCACTGAACTTGAGGTTTGGACCAAAGACATGGACATTGACATTATTCGGTGATGGAACTTAAAGACTGGTTGAACTCGATTAATCTAAACAAAAAGGATCTTATGGAAGAGGATCCTACTGCAAAGAAGGAGTATGCGCCATTCATCATCAATAAGTGCATGTCTGGTCACCTTGATACGGTTCTGTATGCCAATGAGATGAACATGTCTCACTTCTTAGATAAGGATATGCAATATCAGTTTTATCTAAATAGTGTGAGG